CTGCATAGTCACGCCACACAGCGGGCGAGATGTCTTTCTGGATCAGGTATTCGATAGCCTGCTCCTCGGTCATTGCACCGATTGGCTCCGCATAGGAATGCTCTTTCGGCTGTCCGTCAGGCACATCACGATCCCGCAGGTAGGTCTCAATGGGTGGCAAAATGCCACCAGCCAGTGCAGCGGCCATCCAGTTGGGATCAGGCACAAGCACAGCGGCAGGAGCATCAGGCTGCGACGGGTCTTCAAACAGCACACGATACTTCGACTGCACAGGCGTCAGGTAGCTCTTGGCTTCGGCCAGTCTGTCCCAGAGATGGCTCATGCGAGGTCTCCTGCCATAGATGCGGTTACTACCTCTGAGTCAAAAGTAGAGCCAGCGGCTACCGCAATGACAGTTAAGCTACCCGCAAGCAAATCAGACAGGCTAACTGTTACGTCAAGAGTTACGCCGCCTCTCTGCCCACTTGATGAAACACAAGCATAGTTTCCTGCGGCAAACGCTGCACTAAAAGTAATACCATAAATGCCCGCTCCGATATCAGTAAGCGAAGCAACATTGAAGCTATCCCGCGCAGCAATCGTCCCCGTGCCATTGAGGTTCACCCAAGCCTTCGCGCTGCCGTTGACGACAGTGGCGGTGGGGACGGAGACCGATCCGTTGGAGAGGGTCGTGGCTATGATCGTGCTCATGCTAGGTCTCCTTGAGAAACGCCGTAGTTGTTGGGAAGGTCAACATTGGCGGCGTTTGTCACACTGGACTCAGTTCGAACAGATGACGCATTTACATTGACGCAAGACGAGGAAAAAATAGATGGGTTTATTGCGCTATCTCCGCACGAAAAAAGGGACGCATAGTTTGCATTAGCAAATGAATTGCTGAGGTTAACTGTATAATCTCCCACCCCATTGTCCGTCAGGCTCGACACATTCTCGCTGTCCCGCGCCGCGATGGTGCCAGTGCCGTTGAAGTTGACCCATGCCTTGGCAATGCCTCTGGCCGAGTATGTGGTGCCGCCTGCGGATGGGCCGAAGTTATCTACGCGGATCGTGCTCATGCGAGGTCTCCGTGGACTGATCCCGTTATTAACCCGTTGTCAAAAAAAATGCCATTTACATTGATTGATGAAATTCTGAAAGACGTTTCAAGAACAGCCCCTACAAAACCTGCGTAACCGAGAACTACACCAGAGTGATGTTCGCCATCGCCATTTGGAGAATAGTTTTGGTTCGCCATAGCATTGGTAAAATTTACCGTATACTCCCCCGTGCCATTGTCCGTCAGGCTGGCAACGTTTTCGCTATCCCTAATAGCCACCGTGCCTGTGCCGTTGAGATTGACCCACGACTTCGCGGCATACTGCCCTGTCAGGGTCGCTGGCCCAGTGCCTGCCAGATTGCTGATCGTCGTTGCTCTAATCTCGCTCATGTCAGATCACCGCCAGATTGCCGTTGACCGTCAGCGTCACGCCAGATGCCACAGTCAGAGGACCAGTGCAGGAGGCGTTTTCATCGCTGTCGATGGTTGTGTTTGTGTTGAGCGTCTGCTCGTTGATGCGGAAGATGTCGCCCGCACCAGTAACAGGACCGATAGTTCCACGCTCACCCTTGAAGAAGCCGCCACCAGAAGCACCAGCCTCAAATGTGGTGAAGGCCACAACCTCCAGATTATCCCCAGTCGTAGCACCAGTAGTCAGCACCACATCAGACCCGTTGGAGGCCGTGTAGTCGGTGCCGTTCACCAGATGCACACCGTTCAGGAATACGTCCAAGAACCCCGGCGTGTAGCCCGAGGTGGCAAAGCTGGTCTGCCCAGATGTCGCGGTGAAAGTATCGCGGGTCTGGGTAGCCTGCGGCGTGGGGATGTTGCCGATGTAGCCGCTCATGCTGCACCTCCTTCAAGGGTAGCCACGCGGGCTTTCAGGTCTTGGATTTCCGTCAGTGCTTCCTGCAGTGCAGCGGTTAGCAACGGCACCAGTTTGGATTGGTCGATGCCCTGATACACTGGCCGCGTTTCAGTGGTGACGTTGCCGTCTTCGTCAGTGACTTCGACAGTCTTGACCTGATCTTTAAGACCCGTAACGCACTCAGGCACAAACGCCTGCACCTCATGCGCGAGGAAGCCATCAACGGTCCTTTCGGGGTCAGCAATGAAGTTGAACCGATGCACGGGTATTTGCGCGAGGCGGTCTGCTGCACCCGACAGCGGGATTACGTTTTCCTTGAGGCGGTGGTCGGAGGATGTGGTGTAAGAGGTAGTGACGCCACTTGTTGAAATTCCGCCGACAACTCCGTTTGGGTTGTAAAATCTTAAATGATTTATGCCACCCGCACTTGTCGTAGCTGACCAAAAGCCAGAACTATCAGGAGATGCAATCGTTGTGCCCGCAGTCCCAAACGCAGTCGTCGTCCCCACCAGCAGATTACCCGATGCGTCGATGCGGGCGCGTTCTGTGCTGTCTGTGCTAAACGTTATCGGCTTTGCGCCAGTGCCGAACAAGCCATTTGTAGAATTACCAGATGTCATAGACAGTGTGCCAGCCGTAGATGCATCACTACGGTCAACACGAATAGAAGCTGTTGCCCCACTACTTTGAACATGAATAACTTTACCACCAATAGCACCAGCACTAGGCGAAGCGGTTCCAATCCCCACGTTACCCGATGCGTCGATGCGCATACGCTCGGCAGCATTTACGCCAATTTGAAGGCTGTCATTTGCGTGTTGGTAGCGGATGTATCCCGCATCGCTGTCTGAGTTATCTCCAAACTGGATGTAGTTACTAGCGTCCGCATTTCCCACAGACATGCGAAGAAGTGCATCATCGCTCGAACCTGCCCCAGTAGCACGAACACGGATGCTCGGGTCAGAGACACCTACAACATCAAGCTCAAAGCTAGGCGTCGCTGTCCCCACCCCAACCCGATTATTCGCCGCATCCACAAACAGCGTGTTGGTGTCCACGGTGAGATCACCGCCAATCTGAGCATCGCCAGTAACCGTAGCTGCTGTGGTGCTGAGAAGGACCGCTTTAGACCCAATATATCCAGCCATCAGCTTTGCTCCAGAACGCTCAGGATTACATCCGCCGAAGTGGCTGCACTGCTTGTGACCACCACAGTATCCGCAGCCTCAAGGATGATCTTGCCATCCAAGACACTCAGTGCGGACCCAGCGGGGATCGGTGCGCCCTTGACCACATAGACGCCAGCAGCCTGCACATCGACCGTGATCTGGGACGCCGTGGTGTTGGCAATCGTCAGGCCAATCGTGACCGCGACAGTCGCGCCGGGGACCGTGTAGGTCGTCACGGGCGAGGTGCCTACCGAGGCGCTGGTATAGTTTTTGAACACGTTGGCCATTTATCTCACCCCAATGCAATCGCCAGAGCCAGCGCGGTGCCAGCCGGGTCAAAGTCAGTCGTGTCAGCCGCAGCAGCCGTGCCTAGCGTGGGAAGCCCTGACAGGTCGCTATACGCCCCAGTCGTGGCAACCGTGGCAAGCGAACTCACCTCGGCCTTGTCGCTGTTGAGGTTCTCAAAGTTGGCATCCACCTCCGCGTGGGTGAGCGGGCTGCCTTTCCCCGAGCGCGTTACGATGGTTGCCATTTGCTACCTCAATCCAGCGTGATGTCGAGATCGCCTGCGGGAACGCGCAGAACGTCACCCGATGCAATCGTCTTGGCATTGGTCAGCGCCGCGTAGGCGATCTGGTTGCCACCCGTGGAGGCGTCATAGACCGCAATGTGCGTGATGGTTCCCCATGTGGCAGTCGCCACTGGCCATTCAACAGCCGCCGTGTTGGTCGCCGTGTCGCCCGTCACAGAAAATGTGACAGCCTCGCGCACATAGCTGCCGCCAGACACCTCAGTGCCGCCAGAGCCTTCGCCCGGATCGCTGGTGAACAGGCCGATATACCAAGCCGTGGGCCGGGTCACTGCCGTGTTGGTGAATGTGTATTGCAAGACATGCGTCTCGTAGGTGTTAGAAAAGGACATAGCTTACCCCATCGGCTGTGCGCGCATGCGCAGCGAAGATGATCCAATAGACGCGCGTTCACCTTCGACCCGAAGGGCTTGCATCGCCTGCTCCAAAAGCCCGCCCCAGATGTTCATCTTTTCAGCGTCATCAAGGTAGGGTGAGGCTTCCATCAAAGCGCCGTAGAGATACGCATCGGGCGCGACTTCCAAAAGCCAGTTGCTTGTCTCTTCGTCCGACAGCGCAGGGATTTTGGAGTAATACGTCAGTTCGCCGTCCAGCGTGCCATCTGGCGCGGGGACAAACTGGAATTGCTTGCCGATCACAGTGAAGAACCGCGTCTGGCCGCTGCTCACAAAGCGCACGCGCTCCTCGGCAGCCTGATCGGGCGTCACATATTCCAGCGTCGTGATCGGCGTGGTGTTCAACTGAAAGCGCACAGTCTGCAGCCAATCAGCCGGGACAGCGGCATATCCCGCGTCAATCTCAGCCGTGGCGCGCTTGACCATGCGG